ATGCACAAGCAATCACAAATGAAGGTATTGTGTACCAATCACGTATGCCTGATGCACCTCAGTGCAGAACTATTCGTGCTGACCTCCTCGGATTCAAGGATGCTGCGTATAATCAAGTTTTTCGATGGGAAGGCCCAATGAATGTGTATCAGTCAATGCCATCTGACTTCGGTCAAATGTTGGCCCTATCTGATACATATCATACTAGAGCTGCACTTGATGGGAATTATACGATCATGCAGTTGAAAGATGCAGAATTGAAGCTCGATGACACTCAAACTTGTCGTGCCCTTCTATCTTTCTCACCAGCAAGAACTGATGCTGATGAAACTCTTGAGGATATTCCACTCGCGGAGACTGCATTGATTGGTGGTACTTCTTATCAGGTTCCAGTTGCTCCCCTGATTGATACTCACTGGGCGCCATCTCTGATTTTGTATAACGGTATCGACAAACAAGCAGCAGTCACTTTCAAAGTCGTAGCCAATCTTGAAGCGACACCATCTCCGAATAGCACTTTTGCATATTGCAGTAGCCCATCTCCGCCTAAGAATGTTGCATTCTTGGAATCCATGAATGCGGCTGCAACTCTGGTACCTGATGGTGCACCCGCTAGTGCAAATGATTTTCTCGACACCCTCAAAGCTATAGGTGCTGAACTCTGGTCTGTACTCAAAGGGGTTCTGCCCGGGTTGATTCTCAAAGGAGTGGCAATGTTATAGAAGATAAAATAAATTGTGTTGAAATTCAATCACATAATATATTTGAAACACTTTTCTTTTCAATGCCTCTCAGGACGTGCCCTTATTGCAAAGTTTCAGTAAATGTTTCAAACAAATACACTTTGCGATCACATATTGAGATCTACCATCCCACCGAAGCCAAGAAGATGTACACATCTTGTAGCTGCCCCCCAAAAGCCACTGCTTCCACCTTGGTTTCTGCATCTTATGCACAAACGCCAACATCTTCACCAACGCCGAAGGAGACGTTTCCCTTGGCACAGGAATCACTATATGTCCACCCGAGAGCACGCAATGAGAATGACTCACATGCAGCGTTCTTTGCGCAAAGTTTCTCGATCCCACCTCACCCTGACTCCTTTCATGCGTCGTCCAACAAATTCTTTGTTGCTACACCTGGCTATGTTCCCTCTCATGTCCGCGATAGTGGATGTGGATTCGAAGGACCAGTCGTCGCAACTTATGAACGACCTTTCAAAACTATTGTCTCAGACTCATCTCTGAAGTTTGTGATGAAATCCAATGAATTTCGTTTCAATGTTCCAGAAATGGATGCAGTGTCACGCTTCATTGAACAGTTCATCACCTATTCTTGACCAGTTATGTCATCTGGATACAAAAGGCACAGACATTAAGGACCTCATAACCTTAGTGTCTTAATGGAGTTTACACGTTCTCCAAGTAATGCAAAACGTATATCATCAGCCGACTGGGCTCTCATAATCCAGTCGCCTTATCGGGAGTTTACACGTTCTCCTTGTAATGCAAAACGTATATCACAATTTTAATAACATGCCTGGCGGGTGCGTGCAAACGCGTGTGGAGGTCCAC